GTGTTGTAATCATGGATGCCAGCACGGTAAAGAAATGTGCAATGCAGATGCTCGACTTCCTGCATATGCCTGATGTATGACCATTGAATGTTCGGCTCGGAATCAATCCGTTTGATTACGCCCGTAGCTTTGATTGGCATTGGATCAAATGGCTTGGTCAGCACAGACCCGCCAATTGCGCCAACATCGTCGGCAATCCACTTGCTCAAGTTTGCCAACACGTTTGGTTCTGGGATAGCGTCATCATCAACACGCCAAACCCAATCAAAACCCATTCGGTTTGCAATCTGGTGGTTGTGGTGCTGGCCTTTTTTGCCTGCAAACAACCATTCCCACGGGATTTTTTTTTCGTCTAGGATTTGGAAAAAGTGCGAATAGATCAAATCCGTTCGCACATCCACCGGCTCATCGTTGTCATCAAAGATGACCAGCTTATCCACTGGTCGCGTCTGCATGATGATGGCTTGCAAGGCCAGGGGCAAGGTGCTGTGATAGCGCCCACGGGTTGAGATTGAGCAAAGAATTTTAGTCATTGCTCCACCTGCAAAGCATTAGGTTTGCTCGGTTGTTTTCATCAATGACCTGGGGCTTATCGCTGATGTGGCCTGCCTCATTGATGTACGCAAACTCAAAGCCAGAGAAATGGCTTTCATTTAGCCCATGCAGCTTGTGATGATGACCCCAAAAGCCCGGAGGCTCATTTAGCGGAACCGTTATCAACAACCGCCTGCAATTACGCTTCAATCTCTCGACAATCTCAAGCCCATTGTCCAGATGCTCAATGACTTCAAATGCAATGATCGAATCGTAATGCTCCAGGCCAAATTTGTTTATGTCTGCGTTGACAAATTTACCTTGCCATCCTTGCTCCTGCGCCACTTCAATGATGACAGGATCGTAATCTAGGCCCGTGTAATCAATGTCGCCAAAGAACTGCCGCCCGTAGCCTGTTGAGCAGCCAATCTCTAAGATTTTTTGCCCAACGATGTTTTGTGCCGCCCATTGATATCGAGTGGCTTCCCTTGGAAAAACGGGATCATCTTTAAGAAACACCGCCCGTTCGTAATCGTTGGACAGCTTCCATTTGTACCATTCAGGGTTGTATTTTTTTGCCAGCTTTAAGGTGTTGCCATCAAACACTTTTTGCCAATCCTTGACCAGATTGGGATCGTGCATCGTGCCTTCGCCCTTGTGGTAGATCGGAAACCAGCCAACATATTGCGAACCCTCTAAACGCTTTTCCGTTGCCTCATAAATCCTGTAACCAGCTTTTTCGGCTCTGATGCAAAAATCTATGTCCTCACTGCCGCCGATGCCGTAGCTTTCATCCAGTAGGCCCACGGTATCAAAAACGTGCCGATCAATCATTACGCAAAAGAAAATTGCAAAGTCTTGACCCGCCGCCTCAGATCGGCTTTTGATGACACAAGAAATGCCGCAATCCGCATGGTCAAAAAATGGCTTGTTAAATAGATCAAGCCATTGATTTTTCTTTTGCTCAAGAAAAACTGTGTCGTTGTTTAACAGGATCAGCGTCTGTCCCGTTGATGCTTTGATCCCCTCATTGGTCGCTTTAGCGTAGCCCAATGGAAGATCGTTCCAGACAATCTTTAAGTTTTCTGCAAAACCGATTGAATCGAACTTGTGCCGCAACGATTGCAAATACCATTGCGTTTCATCGGTGCATCCGTTGGCAGAAATGACCAACTGAACATTGCTCATGTCCGTCCATTTAAAAATGGATTCGATGCAGGGTTTAAGGTATTTGTCGCAATTGTTGTATGTCGGTATAACTATGCTGTAGTTCATCGTTTCATGTCGTTTATTGTCTGCTCCAGCATCAAGATTCGACGGCTCAACGCCACGCAAGCAACCAAAGCCGCGTTTGCGTAATTAACGCCAAGCATCCCCGAATCTGGATGTTTTTCCACCGAGTTGGGCATTACGTCCAACAACGATTGAGCAGAAACACCATCTTGCCTTAGTTCGGTGTCATATCGAGTATATGACCCAGCTTTCACACCGGCAAGTTTTTCGATCAATTGCCAATCAACATCCAGCCAGGAATGCTTTAGACGCTCATCAGATGAACTGACATGGGACACCGCGTTCAATGCGCCTGTGCTTGGTACAAAAGACACGGGGCTTGATATGGAAACAATGGGTGTTTGATTGCTTGCAGCCGATGCTACGCCAACAACATATTGTGTCGTTGCTGTCGTGCTGGATGTTGCATTGATCGCCGTAGATGGCCCTGCCGTGCCAGTTGCACCGCTGAACCCGCTGAAGCCTGATGTTCCAGATGCGCCATTGGTTCCGTTTGTCCCAGAAAAACCAGATCGACCACTAAATCCGCTGATGCCACTAAAACCTGATGCGCCGTTTGTTCCATTAGTACCGGAAAAACCAGACGTTCCGCTAAAGCCCGAAATTCCAGACGCGCCATTTGCTCCGTTTATGCCGCTGAATCCAGACGTACCGCTAAATCCGGATGTGCCTGATGCGCCGTTCGCGCCGTTGATGCCGCTAAATCCTGATGTACCGCTAAAACCTGATGTGCCGCTGTCCCCGTTCGTGCCATTTATGCCGCTAAAACCGCTTGTGCCAGAAAAACCAGAAATACCAGATGCACCATTGATTCCGTTGGTTCCGCTGAATCCCGATGTGCCACTAAAGCCAGAGGTTCCATTCGTACCATCGACACCGCTAAAACCAGAAAACCCAGATGCTCCATTAATGCCACTGATTCCTGAGTAACCAGAAAAACCGCTAAAGCCCGAATCTCCATTTATGCCGTTGATTCCGCTAAAGCCTGACCAGCCGCTGATTCCAGAACCAGAATATCCCGACAAACCGCTAAAACCGCTGATGCCGCTGTCACCAGAAAAGCCCGACCAGCCACTTACACCAGACCCGCTAAAGCCTGACGTACCGCTAAACCCACTGATGCCTGACGCGCCACTTTCTCCAGACCAGCCGCTAATGCCTGAGCCTGAGTAACCGCTAGTGCCTGACCAGCCAGAAATGCCGCTGTGCCCGCTGATGCCAGACCAGCCAGAAAATCCAGATGTTCCGCTGAATCCCGAAATTCCTGAAAAGCCGCTAAAGCCAGAAATGCCGCTGTACCCGCTTTGGGTGTACATCACCTGGGTGGCTGTAAAGATTACACCAGGGATTGATGGGCTAACAGGTGATGTGCCAGCAGGTACTGATTGAATGGAAATCTGAGTACTTGTAGCAGCCCAGATCAATTCATAAAAATCACCAGCAGTTATCGGAACCACAAAATTGACGGTCATCAAACCATAACCATCAACCCCGCCATGTCGTTGTTGGATGCTTAACCGTGAATCACTGTCAGGCACATCACCCGTGCTGCCGCTGTCGTTTTTACGCAGCCAAACATTTACATCATGAATTTGGGTATCGGTGTTTACAAACTGAATGGAAAAGGTCAGGCTATAAACGCCGCTGTTGGCAAACGTAACCCGCGAACCAGACACCACCGTAACGCCGGTGTTGCCAGCATCAAAGCTGTTAAAGGTAATTTCGTAAGCCGTATTTGCAGCCGCCGCCGTTTGATCGGTGGTGTCCCAAAAGGAACCCCAATTGCCGATTGCACCACCAGCACCAACAGCGCCCGAATATCCGCTGTAACCGCTGTAACCGCTGATGCCTTGCGTAACAGCAAGGGCCAGCAATTCATTATTAGAAAAGCCAGTTGTGCCTGTGCCGCCAGACGAAACTAAGGTGACGGGATATGTCCAGTAGCTTGTTGGTGATGCGGGATTCGTATTTGTCGGGGTTCCCGAAACTTGCCAAACCTGATAGTTTGCGCTTGCTGTTTGTGATTGGATGGTGAAATTTTGCCCAGCTTTAATCAACGCCAGAAAAATATCAACGTCAACATTTGTATCTAATAGATGTTGCGCTGGTTTGGGTTGCGTTGTTCCAAAGCAAATCCCCATCTGTCGGATAGCCCGATGTGATGGTGGTATTTGCCCTGTACAGGAAAAAGTTGGATGACGTTCCCGGTGTTCCGCTGTAACCGCTAAAACCAGAAAATCCACTAAAGCCTGACCAGCCTGAAACACCGGAACCGCTAAAGCCCGACCAGCCGCTTATGCCGCTGCCGCTGTACCCGCTAAAGCCTGACCAACCGGATTGCCCAGACCATCCACTGATTCCGGATTCGCCGCTGTATCCGGAAAGCCCCGAGAATCCGCTGTAACCGCTTAAACCAAGCCCACTAAACCCTGACCAGCCAGATGTGCCAGACCAGCCGCTAAGGCCCGATCCGCTGTACCCGCTTAGACCGCTGATTCCTGAGTAACCGCTAATGCCAGACCAGCCCGACAAGCCGCTTTCGCCCGAATACCCACTGATCCCGCTGTGCCCAGATGCACCGCTAAATCCAGACGTTCCGCTAAAGCCCGATTGGCCGCTTTGACCTGACAGACCAGATGTGCCAGAAAAGCCGCTGAACCCGGATTGACCAGAAAACCCGCTTGCGCCTGACCAACCACTGACACCCGAGCCGCTGTAACCGGAAATGCCCGACCACCCGCTTTGACCACTGAATCCTGATATGCCTTCCAGGCCAGAGAATCCGCTGTAACCGGAAATGCCCGAGAACCCAGATTGACCAACTGCGCCGCTGTAACCTGATGTTCCGCTTGCGCCTGACCAGCCGCTTATGCCTGAGCCAGAAAAGCCAGACAGGCCAGATACACCGGAAAAGCCCGACAAACCAGAGCCACCGCTAAAGCCCGACATGCCGCTAAAGCCCGACAAGCCAAGACCGGAATAACCGGAAAAGCCTGAAAAGCCAGATGCGCCAGAGCCGCCAGGGCCAGAATACCCAGAAAAGCCGCTGTACCCAGACGTACCGCTTGAGCCTGCAACGCCTCGGTTAATGTTGATGTTTTGCCGCGCTGTCGGAACAACCTGAACCGTTAGATTCGTGCCGCTTTGAATCGACGCGGTGATGTTGTTCCCATCCTGAACATTGACTGTCGTATTGTTCGGAACGGCTTGAACGGTAATGTTCGCCATAGCTGCCCCTTAAACTTTTACGATTGCGTCAGATCGGACGATAAAAAACAAAAAGATAATGTTATCTTCCGGTGGTGTTGAACCAATCGACGGAAAACTAATTTTGATGCGGCCTGAAAATCCAGCCCCGTTCACATCGTTGATTGCCATTGCCACATCGCTGGAAATCAAACCCCAGGCTGAATCATCAATCAGCAACGTAAATGTGCCTGTGGCATCATCCCGATTTGTAATTGAAAGATTAATGGATGTCGGAGTTGGCGTGTAGTTGCCAATGTCAAACGACAAACCATAACGGCTATCCTTGACGTTTGAAAGTGTGCGCCGAATGATTTGAGCATCAATGACCGCATCGGTCAAATCAACCGGGGTCACATTATCTTCGCCCGTCAGCGTCAGATTCCAATAAGTTTGTTGATCCCAGACCAGTTCCCCGGCAATGATGGGATTGTCAAAACCCGAAACTTGGGTCAAAGAATTTTTGTTAAAGACAGCCATAATTTCCCCAATTCTCGGGTGGTTACGCGCCCCGACTACTGTCTGGGGAACGGGTCTTGTCTTGTGCGCTGATTATCAATCAGCGTTGTAATGCTGTCTATCTTTCAGCTTGACCAAACAGCAGTTGGTTCTGTCGGCCAATCTAAATTGCCCTCAACAGGGTTAACCGCAATGTTTCTGACCCATGCACGGTAAGTCAAAAATTCTTGCCGATTAAGCAAATGTGGTGTATTTACAGGATCATACACATCAGGTTCATTGACCCAATCTGTTTTTTGCAATTGCGTCACAGCTTGTTGTTTGTTCATTTCCGCAGACGGAACAATGATTGGCTCTGGCGCATCAATTGACATACCAATTGACACCCATTCTGGGCAATCTACAGCGCCAGGATAATCGTTTAATTCATCTACAACAATTGTGTTCACCACAATACGTTCATCATTAATTATTGCTGCTTTCATCCTATAATCTCCACAATTTGCACCGTGCCAGAAAACCCACCTGTTGTCAAAGGACTGCTAGCGCCAGCGCCACCAAACCCGCCAGAGCCACCAAAAATTAGAAATCCATAAGCCCCGCCTGCACTTAAAACGCCAGATGCCCCAGAGCCGCCAGAACCACCATAATTTCCACCATCACCTGGGTTACCACTAGCTCCCGGCTCAAAATATGCTTGGCCGCTTGGTGGGATAACGTACGGATTTACAGCCACAGATGACGCAGAAGTTGCTGTTGCCGCAGCCCCAGCAGCGCCTCCATTTATGGCAGCACCAGTTCCTCCGACACCACCAGTGCCACCGCCACCGCCGCCACCACCAAAATTAGCTGAACTTCCATTACCACCCGCAAATCCAGCGCCTGCTCTACTACCACCGCCGCCGCCACCACCACCGCCGCCCCCGCTTGTATTTGTTGCTGTTCCCCCGGCTCCACCATTTGCGTTAAATGTGCCACCAGATGCAACACCGCCAGCGCCACCAGTTCCGCTGGTTGTGCCGCCACTACCAGTAACTGACATTGAGCCAAAACTGGTTGTCCCGCCTGATCCACCAGCACTTGAACCACCCGCACCAATGGTTACAGTGTAAGAACCGGCAGGACTAGAATAATATGTTTCCGAATATCCTGCACCTCCAACACCGCCTCTTGCGAAAGCCGTTGAAGTTGTGCCGCCAGTTGCCCCAGTAACTACAACAAACAAAGCAGTTACGTTAGCTGGTTTTGTATAAGTAGCACTTGCTCTAAATATTTTTATATTTACAGCTTTAATTGATGCTGTGGTTTGAGTTGTTGCATCATTAAATGTGATGGCTGTGCCACCCACGGTAATAGGCATGATTGCTCCTTAAGGTGTGCCGCCAGCGGTTACATCGCTGATTGCAGTGAATACGCCAGCGGAAGTCATTGATGCAATGGTTGTCCCGCCGTATTTAAAAATCAGTTTGCCGCCTGATTCCTCAACGGTGAAATTGGTTGTCTTGATGCCAATTGATCTAATGTTCCAATCACCTACAGCGCCGCTTCCTGTTGTGCTGGGCACATCAAGGTTTGTCCTGGCTCCTGCTTGAGTAGATGCGCCCGTTCCCCCGTTGGCAATGGGAACAGCGTTAACCAAACCATCTGATGCATCAAGCTGCCCCGATGTGTTTAGGTTGTTGGCAAGCTGGGAAAGGTTATATGCTTGGGTCATGGGTTATCCTTACGCTGCACCATCTCGGGCAAAGGTCTGCTGATTTAGCAAAGTGAAATTGTTGTTGATGGCGCTTGTCAGGTTGTATCCCGCACTGGTGGCAGTGTAATCGTAAGAACTGCCTTTTGTAAACAATGCGCCATTGGCATAAAGCTGCATGGACAATGGGTTATTGGGGAACACATACGACAGCGCCCCGCTGGTTGAATAGGCCACCGTGTTGGTAATGTTGGAAGCAGGAACTCCCAGGTTGTTTGCCGCCATTTGAATCAGGATCAATCGACCTGTTAAAGCCCCAGGAAACCCGCCAATTGCTGGCAAGGTCAAATCGTAATCAATTTCGTTAAGCGCCGCACCATTAACATACACCAATTCAAAACCATTGACAATGGAAATTTCCGTTGGCGTGTAAGTTGACACACTCGTAACGTCAACCTCAACCCGACTGAATGGACGATATGCGCTGCCTGCTGCTCGATAACGATAAATCGGCAATCCAGCGGTTACGCCCGATAAGGTGGTTGTAAAGGTAATGGTTTTGGTAGATGTGTTGACTGTTGAAACCGTGTATTGTGTCGGTGATCCAGTATTAGCAAACGTCAGCACATCGCCAGCTTCAATTAATTGATATGGCGCATCGGTATAAACCACACTGCTGCTGCCAACCGTATCAACCTCAGTCACTAATGAATCGTAATATGCATCGGTGCTGACTGCTCGCATATTAAGCACAACGACAATTTCACCAGTTGCACAAGCGTTGTTCATGACCACAGTGGATGTGGTTTCCGTATATTCCGTAGTACTGAGCAACACGCCATTTCGGAACACCAACACATTGCCAACAACATGAGTTACAGCAAAACTGGTTTGCCCAGATGTTGCGGAAAAAATTGTTTCAGTAAAATAAAACGCATCGGGCTGAGTGAATCCAACCACGCGACCATAAATGTCAATCGTCAATGTTGCCGCGTTAAATGTCTTGCTGTAAACGCCCGATCCAAAGTTTAGAAATCGCTCTAGCGATACAACCATTGAACCGTTTGTGTTGTTTGTAATATTTAACAACCCGTCTGCACTGCTCACGGCTGTTGTGCCAACCCGCGTAAGCTGACCTGTTCGCGCATCTAGGTCTATGTAATTGTTTCCATCTGGCAAGCCCGACCATAATGATGTGTCAAATTTTGCTGTGTCAGTTGGGACAAATGAGCCAGTTTGATTTGATTGAGCCGCGCCCCCAATGTCAAAACTAAACTTGCGGTTTTGACGATTGGAAAACAACAGGTAATTTGTTGCGCCGAAATTGCTGCTGGCTTGATACCATGTGTATTCACTGGCCCCACCGCCCGGAGGATTTGCTGTGGTGTTGTTGTACAAGCCAAAATAAGCCTTGTTCCTCGGGTTGGTGCTAAAACCAACTGTCCCCGTTGCATTGTCAGCATACGCCACTGCAATGTACCGATTGACATATTGAAACGTCAGTGGTCGCCACACAAGCACACTTGATGCTGCGCTGAATGCACTGCTGCCAAGGGCATTTACCATCCGGGTAAAGAAATACCAATCGCCCTGCGGAATCTCGGTCAGCGTAACAACGCCCATGCTTGCGCCTGGGTTGAATGGGTTGCCGCCAGGGTTGACCGCCGTTGTCCCAGCAAAGATGCGCTGCACATCTGTAGGGGCTGAAAAAGCCGAATACCACACTTCCGCATATTGGCTAATCCCGGCTGATGCCGCCGTAACTGCAACGCCAAAAGACGGAACTGCCGCGCTCGGCAAAATATTGGTAATGGTCGGCGCAGGAACAGTGCCAAATCCTAATGGCGACCCAATGCCGGTATTTGGTGCAGGTGTAAATTGCGTTACATTTTTGTCATCGTAAACCGCTGGATTAAATTCCATCAACGTCAAATTGGCGGTGATTGATCCGTCAGCGGAAAATTGCTCAACAACTTGGGCAACTCTAAACAGTTTGGCTACCCAACCATAATTTGCATTTGTGACAGTGACAATATCACCGGCCTCTAATTGCAAGCCAGAATAATTAATATTGACCTTGATCTGCAAATCTTCCCGCGCCGCTTCCAATAAACGATTTGCAATAACTTGCGCTCGGACGTTGTTATTGACTAAATTCAAATTTACCGTTTGTTTATTTACAGGCTCATTCGGATACAGCAAAGATGGATTAATTTCTGCCAAATCGTACAACGCCGTATTAAACGAATCTTGGTTAGTGCCGTCTGGAAATTTGACTTCAATAATGTTGTAGCTGGACGATAAATCAATTGGGGAAATTTGAATTGCCGACACCATGCGGGAATCGTCAATAGCCATCGCCACTGTGTAGGTGGATGATTGAACAATCACACCCCATTGTGCTGTGATTTCGTTGTATCGAATTAAGCAATCCGCGCAAGATGCCATTAATTGGATGTTGTCCATCACTGTCGATTCAGTGTTCAGCACCCCATCAAATTTAAATCGTGATTGAAATGCCGAACCGCCTGTGTATGTTGTATAGGCGACAGGCGTAAAGCTATAAACATTTAATGCGCTCAAACTGGTGTAATCAATTTGTGATGTTGCCAATGCCGCGCCGTATCTTGTTGATTGCAAATAATCTGCAATGCAATCGCCAGGATTTGTTCTATTGTTTGTGACTTGAAATCGAGTAGCCTGTAAACTGGTTAGATTAGCCGTTTGGCTGTATGTCATTTCAATGATGGCAAACGCTGCATTTGTCATTGACTTTGATGCATCCCATTTGTACACCAAAGAAGCGTTGCTCATGATTTGAATGGCGGTCTGCGCTGTGTTTACGCCAGATGACGAACCATTGCGAAACAAATAAATATTAAGTTTGCCCGATACCGCGTAATCCGTTACCCCAGTGGATTCATCCAACAAACCAATAACTTTATATTGATCGACACCATCAAAAATGCACAGCTTGCCGCCCCAGTACACATCGCCAAATGTAATGTTATCGGGTGTTTGTCCCGGCTCTGTGTTTGTCACTTCGCACAGCGTCATGACGTAAAACAGTTTTTGGTTATTGCTAGTGATGCTCAGATCGGTAACGATGCCGCCGACATAAGCAGTGCCATACACGATTGGCAGCTTGTTGCTACCTGCTGGGGGCAACTGTGTCGGGCTTCCAGGGTTTGGGGTTGCATCATTTGTTCCAAATCCTTTTGGCGAAAATGCTTTGCTAATGATGGACGATGCAACCATATTGATTGCAAACGCCGTAGCCGTCATGGCAAATGTAAATGCACTTACCGCCGTTCCGGTCAAATAAGAAACAATGATTGATCCCGGCATTACATCACCCAAAATTCTTCAAGTTTTTGAAAGCCAAATTTTTCATATTTCAGATTTGGACTGCTTACCATCTTGCTGATAAAACAGTTTGCAATGCGGCCCGCTTCCTTCATCTTAACCGCTTCGTTTAAATACTCACGCAACAATCGGTAGCCTGTTGTGCCGCCCCTGGCTTCTTCATCTACCCAATACGCAAATTCGGTCAGCATCAAATGCTTGGGCGACCAGACAGATGGCATCACGCCCGCGATTAAAACGCCCACAAGGCGTTTGTATTGCTCTGCCACTATCACCACGCCCTGACCCGCCATCAGATGCGCCAGCATCGTTTTAACGTGTTCTGCATCATCAGCATCAGCCAGGAATCCATAAGGCATGTGCGAACGGTAATCCCGCAGCTTGTCCAAAATCTGCGGAACATCAAATGGTGATGCCTTACGAATTTGGGGCCGCATCTTTGCCAAACTGATAGTTAATCGTTTCAATAAACGGGACACGAATCATGCTTGTATCGCCGCTGTTGTAGAACTGCCAGGAACTGTTATTTGTGTATCGGCCTGCAATCCGATTTTGCAGAATCAATTGAATTGAAGATGCAGACACGCTGATTGTTCCAACATACATCCGTAGATCATCCATCCATTGCTCACCAATTGAGAATGATGTAATGATTCCGTTGAAATACTGATACAAGCCGCCCGCGCCGCCCGTTGTAATCAATGCGCCATCCGTATCAAAGAACCCATGCCAAAGTTGAATTGGTGATCCTTTGACGTTTTGCCCCAGGACAAAGCCTAGCATTGATGTATCGATGCCCGACAACGTGACGGTGGTGTCATTGGCTGTAGATTTAATGTCGCGCTGCACCTGCCCGATTGCCAACAGCGTCCCCACTGATTGAAATGGGTTTGCGTCTACCGCAGAAATGGTCATATCCGATGGCGCAGTGGTCATCAGATAAGTGCCGCTGGTTGTTGTGATTCGCAAGAAATCAGCAACCCGAATGTTGCTGGTTCCCTCAACTGGGGTGATTACGTTCACAGCACTTGCTCCAATGCCCTAAATGGCCCAGACCAACTGATAAACGAATCATTAGCAGTTGGCACAAGGTTATAAGTTGGGTATTCCCTCAACACCACAGGGAAAGTTACGCCTGTGTATGTTGTGCCACCCATTGCAACCGTTGTCCCAAATTCACCAGCAACACAGGACACCCCGCTTGTTAATGCCACCAGTAAATTTCGATGAATTGGAACATTAACCGTGCTGCTGCTTCCTCGTTGCACATCAGCCGTGACAATGTACGAATACAGACCGACTTGCACGAAATCGCCAACTCGAAACAAATAATCTGTGGATGCCAATGGCGGCAACGCTCCCAGCACCAAAACTTTGTTGGCGCTTGTTGTTAACCAAAGACAATTACCAATCTGTGTGCTGGTCATTTGCCCTTGATACTTGATGTAATTCAGCCAGCCTGTTTGCCCAAAATTCAAATATTGCTGCAAGGATTTGTCTGGAATACGCAGGCTGTTAAGTATTGACCGGCTTTCCGAATATCGCAGGTAATTCATGGGGCGCATTTCAAATTGAAATGGAACCACCGTTAGAATTTCTGATGTGACCAGCTTTTGATTGCGGCTTAACGTCTGACCAACAAAGCGTTGGTCATTGATTCCAACAGCTTCGCAGATCGACAGAATTGTTTGTAGGCTCATGTTATCGGCTCACAGGTAAAGACCGCTGTGCGCTTTGATTTGCCGCCCAGACTGCTTGTTTATTTTGCGCCAAAAACTGAACCCCCGATTGTGTGTCGATGGCGCTCATCTGCTGAATGAATGGCCCGTTGTAGTTGATCGTTTGACCGCCGCCCATCATGTTTACCAATTGATTGTTGGGAACAATTGTCCCTGCGGTTTTTGGCACAAACAATTCCGGGCCACGCTCGCCCACAATAGACGGCTTGTTTACGGGTGGCTCGCCACCATCAGCAAATCCCAGCCAACCCTGCGCCGCCGTGCTGGCGTAACTTGTCGCGCTGCTATATGCCATTGACGGGCCAAAGAAACTACCAATCATTTTAGAAAACAAGGCGGTGGCCTGTGCTTTCAATTGAATAGCAATCAAATCCGCAATTATGCTTCTGGTCAAATCTTTAAACGACAGCTTGCCGGTTTGGACAAATTTAGAAATTGCCGATTCCATATTTGTCATAACCGATTCAAATGCTTTCTGCCCCATTTGAAATGTGGTAGTTGCATTTGCCATCGACATTTTCATGGCATCTTCAAAGCCTTGACCAAATGTCCCCTTTTGATATTTTTCGGAAATTTGGAAACGCTGTCGAGCAACATCCAATTCCTGTTCCTGCAATGCAATCAGACGCTTGAGTGCATCCTCTCTTGCAGTATCGGTCAGCAACTGATTGTCTAAGATTTCTTTTTTCGCATCGGCATATTTCCATTCGATGCCGAGCATTTCTTGCAATAGCTGGGATTGAGCCGCTTGCACATATCGGTTTTGATCTGCCAATTCCAGCATGACCTTTTGCCGACGAATTGTTTCGCTTTCTAATTGCTGTCGCTCAAACAATGCTGCATTAGCTTTGGCATATTGACCCTGCTGCTCGGCCAATAATCTATTGCCCTCTGCGATTTCTTCGGCTTCCCGTCTTAGCGCATCGGCTCTCATTTCTTGCCGCCGCTTTAAATCGTCCAATTCTTTTTGTTGCTGCCTATCGTTATATTCATCTTGTTCGCGCTGAATTTGTTCTTTTTGAGCTTGTTCTTCCAGCATTGCCCGCACACGCAATGCAAACAAAGCATCTTGTTCAGCAATTTGTTTTTCCGCTTGCTGCCGGTTGTAATCGTCTAACTCACGTTGATTTTGTTCATATTGCGCCTGTTCCTCAAACATCGCTTTCACGCGCCTGCGAAACAAATCTTCTTGTTCTTGAATTTGTTTTTCGCCTTGCTGCGTGTTGTACGCATCCATCTCGGCCTGACTTTGGGCCATCTGCGCCCGCGCTTCTTCCTCCGCTTTGAAGCGTTTCAAAATTGCTTCAAGACGTTTTTTCTCAGCGGCTTCTGCGTCTTTATCTACCCCAGGTTTAACGATGCGTCTTGCTGGCGGTGGAACTGGCGCACCAGCATTGGACATTGCAGCAATATCTTCTGCTGTTGGTTGATTGCTTAATTCTGGTGGTTTTTCTCGTTTGCCTGCGCCTGTGCGAATTTGCGGAAATAACATTTTCCACAAATCGGAATCCTCAAATTTCTTGCTTTCTAAAAATAATTTGTTTAATTCGCCCGTAATAAATTTCATTGTCGGGCCAACAATGGAAGCCATTTTTTCCATTGCTCGACGCGACATTTCCCCAAGATTGTCGTAAGCCTCGGCTGCGGCTTTAATTCCTTCTTCGTGTTCCTTGGTCAATTTTGTGCCAGTTTTCAATGATTCATTGAAATCCCGCGCATCTACACCTTTAAAAGATTTTCCAAAAACGTCCATGCCTTTGGCACTGCGTTTTAACGAATCTTCCATTGCCGCAAGACCAGCAGCGGCTTTTTTAAACAGCGACTCAACGTCTAAGTTTTGCAAATCCTGCAAGGAAATGCCCAAATCCTTCAAAGTCTTTTGAGCCTCAAACGATCCTTCAGCTGCTTTGTCAATGTATTGAGTAAAACTTGAAAGAAACTTGGAAGCGTTGCCAGCTTCGCCGCCGCTTTTTGCCAAAGCATCGCGCAATTGAATAATGGACGAAATCGCCACATCATTGGCCCGAGCAACGTCCACCAGTTCATCAGCATACCGAGCCGCCGCCACTGTTGCCGCCGCAAATGCAGTAGCTGCAACAGCGCCATATTGCTGGGCAAAAGCGCCGACAGATTGCAATGATCTTTTAGCGCCTTCAATTCCGCGTGAGAATTCCGCGCTGTCAAGACCCAGCGTGACCCCAAGGCGACCAACAAAATTTGTCATGTTTTAAACCTGTCTTGCTTAAACCCTGGCGCAGCCATCATGTAAGTTTTCAGCGCGTTGTCTGTTGCTTCCTTTTGCTGTTCCTCAGTCAAAGGCGGCACAATGTAATCATAAGCCGACCCTAAAATCTTGGCTAGCTTATATGGCTGTGTATTGGCGGCTCGCATGTAATTAAACACGCCAGCCGTCAATTGGCCCAACAACGTCAGCACACCCTGATTTCCAAGCACTCCGTCTGCATACATCGTCTGTATGCGAATCATGGTTTCTTGATCTATTAGCGCCAAACTGTCATGCGTGTGCCCATTGAAGATCATGGCGCATTCGACTTGCGTCCTCAATGAGCCAATCAGTTTCCCCGCGTTTCCTTGTAATTGGGGCTAATGGCTTCGGCAATCTTTTCAATTAAAGACACCTGAACTGTCCAAGGAAATTCGGCCTCAACTTCTTCGTATGTCAAATCATCCAACGTCATGTCTGGCTGCTCGGGAACCAAAAGTTTGATGTATTCAACCACTCGATTTTCGGTCATTGCTTTATTTTTTGCCGTTTCCCTCATGGATCGGCCTTTGACCAAAATGTCGTTGTCTTTAAATTCGATTTCTGAATCTTCTGTCGCTTGATCTTTTAGCGCCAACAATGGTTCGCTCAATTGTTTGTAAATACGCTCGATGTGTTGTTCGTCGGGATCGCTGATCTTTTTATAGATCGCGTCCGATTCCGCAACAAACGGAATGCGAACTTTGAATGTGTGCCCGCCCAATTCAAAGGAACGGATAAAAATATTTGCGCGTTTAGCTTGGTATTTTTCACCAAGAAGATTTGAAAGTTTTGTCATGTCTTATCCTAATTGTTTCGCTCGAAATTCGGCAATGCGCCGCTTTAAAATGTCTGCTAATCGTGTAACTGTGCTTTGTGCGTTTGCCTCCAATGCTGGTCTTAAATAAGGTTGTGCGCCGTGTCTTGCAGTGCCAAATTCTTGAGCAATGGCCCGCGCATCGGATTCGATTCCTGCAAAAGATTCTGCATTATCAAATCCCATTTTCTTTAATCGTTTACGGGCTGCGACCAAACCTTTGCCTTCGCTCATCCGCGCCAGTTTTTTGCCTGACGCTGTAGTTACGGCTCCGATAACCGTATCGGTTTGGGTAATGTATTTGCTGCGCCGATCCCGAGCCGTTGGCCTTCTTGCTTCAATTTGCAATGACAACGCAAGACCCATTGTGTCCCTGGGCGCATTTTGTATTGCCGCCGATAGCACGGGCTTTAACGCCTCGCGCACCGCTGGCACAAGCACCCGCTTTGCGCTTTCCTTTTGCCCGAAATCTGCCTCAAGGCTTTTTAATGCTTTGTCAACATCGCCAATGCCTTCCAGCTTGATGACAACGCCGCCCATTTAAGCCCCCGGCTTGATGATTCGGTGGAAAATTTCGTTGTTCAACTCTTTAACGTAAGTGACAACTTCGGCAGGGGTCATTGTGTCGGCATGACGCGCCGCAATTTGATGGCAAAGGCTTACGCCGGTCATTCGCTGCTGCAAATAACCAAACCATTGCTTGCCGTCTTTCTCGGCCTGAGCAGCCAGGAAAGCCAGCAGGTCATCGCTGGTTTTAATATCGTGTTGCATCATGTCTTGTAATGCCCCGCCCCGTAGGGCAGGGCACACCTTCATTAGGTGTTGGTTGACCAGCCGTAGCTGTTGCCGCCAACAGGGTGCAGCGTGAAATTAAACTTGCTTTCCGCTGCGGTGTTCAAATCCCAGGTCATGCCGCCAACCCGAGCGTTGAAGGCATAGGCCACGGTGTTTGTGCCGTCATACACAGCAACCACATAAGTGCGGATAATCGAACCGCTGTAACCGTCACCGCGAATCAGCAACAGGGCAGGGTCTGCGCTGTTCCAGGCTGCGGTAATGGTCATGCTTGTGACCTGATTCTGTGTCGTGATCTTCGCACCTGTACGCGCCCCAGCAACCGCGTAAGCAGCCACCGCGTCATCAGCGCCGAACGGGGGAATGTTCTCGACGGGAATCAACAAACAGGTTGTGCTTGTGCCAGTACCGCCAGCAGATGCGCCAATCAGGTTGGCAACTTGAGCCGTCCAAGTAGACAGTTGTGCATCTGTAAGAGGAACAGGCGACACCTCGTCTTGCATCCACAGGGTTGCCACATAACCGGGCATTACTTTGTTAATCAGAGCCATTTTGCTTTCCTTTAAACAGGGTTGAAGATATTAGTATCTTGTCAGTTTGGAATGTACAGTGTGCAATCCATTACCACCTGGGCTAGATTTTCGTCATTGTCGTATGTGTTGTAAAGCCATGTCACATCAGCTTTTGCCAAGAAAAACCCATTTGTTGATGGATTGCCAAACATGCCGCTGTAGCCATGCAAGGCTTGCAAAATCTGATTTGAAATCGTAAACCCATTCTCAATGTTCTGCGTGTAGACAGAAATTTGAAAAATGGGCGTGTCGATTCCCTTATTGCTTTGCAGTTGACCCGTATAGACCGGCTGATGCACGTTACGCAACATCCAAACAATGAACTGGGGCTGCGTAGCAAAATTGCGGTTGAAGGCTGCGTAAACCGGCACAGGCGCGGCAATGGATGCCAGTTGATACTGGATCGCTTGTCCTAGCGCGAACGGGTTTGTTTGAGCCATTTATACCGCCGTCACAGGGTCTGTTCTGTAGCAAAGCAATTTAACACTCATTCGATCATTCGATTCCCGAGCATCCGTGACGCGCCAAATATGGCCGCGCCATGTAACCGAATAAAGGTTTTGGTTATCGACGATTTCTTTCGCGTTTGGGGTGTATCTAATGGTGAGATTTACCAAATCTTGATACACCCTGTATTTTTCGCTGATCTTTAGACTGTTTGCGACTTCAGAAACTTCGGCCCGCGTGTTAAACCACAAAGTTTGGGCTGTGGTTTGTTGACCAAAACTTGACTGCGAAAAAGTCAAGTTATTGATCGAAATGTTTTCATATCGACGAATCGACATTACATCACCAGCGGTTTATAGGGGCGCAGCAAAGTTGAAACACCAAACGGAATTTCTTTCATTGCAATTTCTGTGGTGTTGCTGCGATTGTTGTACAAATGCACAAACAACAACAGGCCAGCTTGTTTGATTACCGGATATTGCGCCAGCGGGTTTGCTGCTGTGGTGTATTCGCAATAGACGGGGCTTGTCATGGCGGTGTTTAGATTGCTTGGCAAACTTTGCAAAACAATCTTGTTGCCACTGGGGTCATAATAATAGGTGGCAGGGCTAACCGTCACCAAAGCCGGTGGGGTGTCCTGCGTCCAATATTTAACCGCATTAATCACCACCCCTGGCTGTCCTGGGTTTTGATTTTGGCTTACCTCGGGCAGATCAAGCGTCAACGGTGTGCCGTTTAGCGACGATGCGTTATACCAAACCCGATATTTGACCGGGAAAATCGACAAGCCGACGAAATCCTCGATGGCTTGTCTTACCGCCAATTCCAGCGACTCAAGATAACCATCTTGGGATTGATCTTCAAACAGGTTAAGCTGTTGAGCAATGCTTTCAGTGTCGAGCCATTGGGTGAAAATGTCCCGACTGATCTGCTCGACCTTCTCATAATTAAACGGATTGCGTGTCGGCGCTCCGTAATTGAGATAACCGACCTGTTCAATGGTCATGCTTTGCCCCTATTAGGCTGCGCTCATACGAACACCGGCAAACGGATCGCGCACCGAGGAAACAACCCGCTTTTCCGCAAACATGGTGATAAATCCAGGCTGCGTTTGTTCAAAGGATTTAATGGTCATCTGCTCGGTGTCGCCAATCGTCAAGAACCTGGGCCAATTGCCCAGATAGATCGGGAATGCGCTGGTCAGGTACGGATTGGCAATGACCGGGAATCCAAACACATTGCCAACAGCAGAACCGTCTTTGTCGCCAATCTCAAGGAACAGCGGCAAGCCTTGCAGGTCTTTAAGCTGACGCAAAGTCTGGATCATTGTCGGGGTCATGTGCCACGCAGTGCCAGGAAGTGCCCAATACTGCGCTGGCAAGGCGTTAACCATGTCCACAACCTTGTTGTAAGTGACCGCAACGCCGCCCAGCGACACGGTGGCAACAGTGTGGATTCCGTTCGTCATGTTCACGCCCGATGTGCCGTAAGCACTGGCCGCGCCACTGACGTACATATTCAAACCGCGCAGACCATTCTCGCCGCCCGTGCTGGTGGTGGTCGATCCTGACTGATCGTTGTTTTGCACCATTGATGCGCCTTCAAGCTGGGCAAACTCAAGGGCCAAATCTTCTGCCAAGGTGGCATCAAGGTTGTTTACATCCGACAGCACAGCGGTGCGAATCGGCATTTGAGCAACAAGAACACGCACAGGCAATTGCCAGATGCTTGTGTCAATATTGGGGGAACCGCTGTTTGGGGTGAATGTGTAGCCCCAGGGATTCGTGCTGTTTGCCGCATTACCCGTTTTAGCGACAAACTGAATATCCGATCCAATAACCGGAATTTCTCGCGCCATCATACGCAATGGATTTGCGTAACGCAGCGCAGCAAAGGCATCGTCGAAAACGACATTACCACCAACACCCGAACCCGATCCGGTGATGGCAGATGCTTCGCGCAAATCAATATTGCACTCTTTGCCTTCGTGAATTGCCTGTTTGATACCGTTCAGGATTTTTTCGGTGATGGTCATGATTTGTCCGATTTAATTGCTTTAAAAAAGGCAGGGGGCGAACCCCCCGCCAAGGGCAACGCAATTAGGTCGCAGTCGCGGTGGAACGATAACGCACACCAGCAAACGGATCGCGCACAGATGTTGCCAAACGCTTCTCACCGTAGAAAGTGATGAAGCCGGGCAGCGTCTGATCGTACCGGCGCATGACCATGTTCAGACGGTCAACGATGGTGTGGAAACGGCTCCAATCGGCAAAGTACATCGGATACAAGCTAGTTGTGCCAGCCGAACCAACGGTGGTTTGCGAGGGCGTGTCCAGATACTTGTTAACCACAACGTCAAAGCCAAGCAGTTGACCGACGATGCCATCAACCGACAGACCTTCAATACGATTGAAAATCGGGGCTTTCTGATCGTCAACCAGCGAACGGATAGCGTTCAGCAGGATTGGGCTAATCACAAACCGAGCCGATTCCGTCCAGTACTGCTGCGGCAGCGCGTAGATCAGATTGATAACATCTTTGTAGGTGATGTTGTTTGCACCAACGGTGTTGCCGTTTGTGGTGATCTGGTCATACGTTGAAACATTGTGCAAACCGCTAGTCGAGCCAGTGCCGCTTGTGCCAAATGCCGATGTGCTAAAAGTGCCGCCTGTGTAAGAGGCATTAGCGCCAGGGTATTGATCCAAGCCGCGCAGACCATCAGCGCCACCCGAGGAAACAGTGCTTCCTGTGCCGGTCTGGTCATTGTTGACGATCATGGAAATGGCTTCTTGCTGGGCGAATTCGGCCAGCATGTCGTCCACCACGTTTGCTTCCAAGCCATCAATGTCGTCCAGAGCCGCAGTGCGGATCGGGAACTGCACGTTGATATCCTTCAGCACGATTTGCCAAATGCTAGTGTCCTCAGTGGTCGGATTGATGTTCAGCGTACCGTTGTTCTGGATCGCGTAGCCCCACTGTGCGCCCGCGTTGCCGGTTTTAACCCGGAACTGATAGGACGAACCATCGGTGGCAACGGTGCGAGACAAGCCGCGCAAGGGATTAGCCAAACGCAGGGCACGGAACACGGGATCGTAAGCAGTCCGACCACCCTTGTTATCGCCGCCAGCAGTCAGGGCAGATGCCTCAGACAGATATGCTTGCATTTCGGCTTCGTTGGCAAAAATCTTCAGTTCTTTTTCAAACTGCGATTTGCCGTTCACAACTTGACGCAGTTGCTCACGAACCGATTTGTTGACTTCCTTACGGACGCTGGGGCTTGTGCGCTCGATAATAGCGGGCGCTTGCAGGGTGGAAATTTTGGCTTCCAGGGCTGCAACTTTTTCGGTCAGTTCAGCTTTAGCAGCATCGACTTTGGCTTCAGCAGCCGCAGTGATTTCGCTAATTTTGGCTTCGTTGGAGGCTGCAATAGCGTCCAGCTTTTCGATGATTTTGTCAGACATGATTAACCTTTCAAACGTGCATTAAGGGCTTGCATCAATTCGCGTTGCTCAAGTGCTTCGAGAATTGCTGCTTCTTCGGTCACATCCGCATCAAGATCACCTTGATTCGGCGCAGTTTCAAAATCGTTTTTAACAGCCTCACGCTGTTCTAAAACTTTCTTGAAGGTAGATGCGGCTGTGACCGCATCTTTTTTGGATAGCCCTGCCTCGCGCAGCGCCTTCTCCAAAACTTTAAGATCGGCTGATCCGTCTTGACGGAAAAATTCCAGCTTTTGCACTTCGGCTGCTGGATTGTTGGGGTACATCACCACGGACACTTCGCGCAAGCCGCCTTTGGTGATTTGAAAATAACCTTCGTCGGCATAATCGCCAGAGGCAGCGGGCATCACTTCGCCATCTTCTTTAACCCACTGATATTGTTCAGCATACGCGCCAACCGACACGCCGCCAAACATTGCAGGGCTTTCGGTCATGACGTTATATAGGTCTGCGCCTTGATTAGTGTTCATGTACAGCCGTCCGGTAGCTGTCATGCCTTCATCGTCAAATGCAAATTCTGTCCATTCGCCAACCGGAATTTGATCTGCCGAATGATTGACAAACATGGGCAGCGGCCTGCCCAATGAGGTAAATTCCTTTGCCCAATCCATAAAGCCTTCAGGTTTATAGAAAAACCTGCGACCATCAGCACCCTCACGCGGCCCCCAAGTAGTAACTCGGGCCTCAATCTTTCCGGTCGGTGCTTTTCCGCTTTGTGCGGCCTCTGTTGCTAGTTTGGCTTCGCACAGGATCAGCATTTGCTTGGTCATGTATTACCTCAACGACTTTGGTTGTATCAATGTCGTATATTGTTTTTGGTGGCCTCCCGCGTTTAGGCGGCGGGTCAGCATGTGGCTTATATGTTGCCAGGGATGCTACCACTAAACGGAAAATTATGGACAATTTTATTTGCCAATGTTCATTTTCCGGGTTTGATTGCCGCCCCCGCCCCCGGTGTCTTGCGGGCTGCTGCCAGGAATTGGTTCCGCTGGTTTTGCGTCATTTTTCAATTCGTCGGCATTATCAATTTTACTCATGCCCAAATATTCCCGCGCTTCATTTGGTGTCATGATGCCATTCGACACGCCAGATTGAGCAAAATTCATTTGATCCAGCGGCGCACCCTTCAGGAAATTTTTGGTGTCAAATTCCACATAAAGATTTGGGTAGCCATTAAAAAGCTGCTGCTTTAATTTTTGTTGGACGTTCACCAAAACCGGATACATCGTCGATTTATAGAACTCGTCCAGCATCGTTTGCGTGTTGTTGTATTTGCTATCACCCACGCCAACCATGCTTGGCGGCACACCATACACAGCGCAAATCCGCTTCATGGTTTGCAGCTTTAGGTTTGCCAAATCGGTATCTTGCAAGGTCAAAGGTTTAAGGGCTTCGTATTTCATGCCCTGATCGAGCAGCATCCCCTGTCCGGGTTTGCTCTTGTCGGTTTTTTGGCT